TGCCTGATAGGTTTGTTCCAGTTTCTCTTGTACGGTCAGGTTCCACTTACCACGCCCAACTTTACAATCAGAGAGTTTGTTAGTAATGGTCTGATAGTTACAGTCGTTCATCGCACACCAAGCACGGATATCTGCAGTAGTTACAGATTCGCCGTAAGTTTCTTGGAGTGATTCGATGATGCTGCTCTTGGACAGTCCCATTGGGTTGTTTGTTTTAACTGAAGTAATTATACAATAAAAAAGGGGGTCCGAAGACCCCCTGTGGACAGTTAGGAAAGTGGATCACTCACCTTCTGCTTCTTTGAGTTCCTCAATCAGGTCCTCTTTCTTATGGCGTCTATCGAGTTCAATACCCATAGTTCTACCATATGCTTCAAGTTCCTTCTTGTTCATATCTTCCAGAACAGGTGCTTCCACAACAGGTTCTGGGGCAGGTGCTGCCTTGATACCTCTGATCAAATCTCCAAATTTACTCATTTTCAATAGCCTCCTTTTTTAGACTTTTTCTTTTTCTTAGATCCACAGGATCCCTCAATGATTTCAGATCTCTCTTCATCAGTGAGTGTAAGCATCTTCTTGAGTGCTTCATCTTCAGTGAGACCTTCATCAACCAAATGACCTTTGACAACATCAAAGAGGTCTACATCATCCTTGTAATACTCAACATTCTTTGCGTTTTGAGGAGTTCTCTCAGGAAGTCTGTAGTTGTTAGCACCGCCAGGAGGATTTTGTCTCTTCTTTGGTGGTGGTGATCCACTTGCTGCTGGTTTCATTGGTTTATCTCTATCACGCATCATACTACCAGCCATACCACTAGCAGCACGACCAGCAGCACCAACTACACCATCATAAAGTTTTTTAAGATCAACTTCTTGAAGGTCTTCACCTTCCATTTCAGCGTGTTCGTGCATTTCGGTGACAAGAACTTCAAGATCCTCTACAGGAATCATTTCTTCTACACCGTGCTCAAACACAACACTGTAATGAGTGACTGTGCCATCCTCAAGTAAAGTGTGCTTGCCAGGGATGCAGGCACCTTCACCGTGCTCCTTATGGCAGACTTTCTTTGCACAATTGTGCTTAGTCTTTTTATCCTTATCTACACAATCTTCTTTCTTTTCATAGACAGAAGCAACTGCTTCCATCAAAGATTGTGCTTGTTTTCCAGTAAGTCTTTCCATTTATCAGTTCTCCGTAATGAGTTCAAACCATTGTTCGCTCATTCCGTTGATGATGGAATCAGCAGAGTCTACATCAGAGGCGTAACCTTCCTCAATGAGGTGTGTTACAACCTTTTCATAGATCTCTTTTGTCTCTTTTAATTGCTTTGGGGAAGGTTTCATCTGTAGACAGTTTTTCTATACACTTATTTATTCAAGCGATTAATTCAATGAACTCTCCCAAAACTTTCTTATTCATCTTCTTGCTTTTCAAACTTTTAGCAAAAGCAGATTTGATTTTTGCTTTACTAGCACCATCATCAACATCAAACTCAGAGTTGC